TAATATCAAAATCATTAAAAGAAAAAATTAAAGCAGAAGCTTTAGACGCCAATCTATTAAAGATTAAGAAAGGTGGTACTTTACCTGTATGAATGGTTTAGAATTTCTATATCATTTATTATTTGTAGAAGTAGATAAAGGTCTATGGAGTATAATACTATTAGGCGTAATTTTTACTATTATAAGTATTGTTATGGATTATGGTTATGATGAGACTAGGGATAAACATTAATGTATGGTGGTTTTGATGTATATAAAGTATATCTTGGTGTTAAATTACACTTTACAACCGACACATACGACTATGTAAAATATGGTGGTAAAACAAATGCAACATTGGACACGTTTACTAAAAGAAAAGATAGATACTTTTTTCATAAGTTATCAAAGCGTTTTAATGAACGAGATATCTTGGATTATTTTGTTAGTAATTTTGTTATTGATGGCGACAAATGGATAGGAAACTTATTAGATAATGAAGGTATTGAGAATTATTCCAGATATAAAAAGTATAAAGAATCTTTTAGATACCATTTTAGGGACGATTGCGTACGGATTGCTGATGATTTTAGCCGTAAGCGCATTTCTTTTGATGATGGCTTTTGCGTATCTAATGGACAACATCCTAGAGTCTTGCGATTACTTATTCAAGGGAAAATTAACTACCAAACCGCCATCTATTTGGATAAACATCTTGCGTTTTTTAAAAATTGGGATAAAGATATTAATGAAAAAGTTGTCTGGCCTAAAATCTCACATACGATTACCAGATTAAAACCTTTTCTTAATTTTAATATGACAGAGGCTAAAATGATTATGAAGGATATTTTTGTAAATGGCTAGAGTATTCTGTATTGGTAATGGTGAATCAAGATTAGGTTTTGATTTAGAAAAGTTAAGACCATTAGGCACCATTATGGGTTGTAATGCATTATACAGAGATTTTATGCCAGACGCATTAACAGGTGTTGACCACGGTATAATGCACGAAGTTTACCACAATGGTGTGGCATATAAAATACCTTGTTTCTTTAGAGATTGGACAAAAGTACCTGCCTTTCATTATAAAATGATGGTTGAGGGTGCAATATCTAAAATGGATTTAGATTTAGTAAAGAATACAAAAGGTGTATTTACAGAAAATGAAAAAGGCACAGCTGAAGAGTTTGTATTTCACGGTTCTAAATTAGAAGGCCTTGCTCATATAATTAAAAAAAATAAAGAAGTAGTTGAAAAGAAAATTAGTATCGGTAAAGTTTATCTATCCTGGATACACCCTAAAAATGATAAGTCTCATAATTTAAGTGATATAATGGTACCAAAAGACCTTGGTTGGGCTGCTGGTCCGTCAAGTGGTTATGTTGCGTGTGAGTATTATAAGGCAAAAGAAGTCTATATGATAGGTCACGATTTAAAATCTAAAACAAGTCGAATCAATAACGTTTACAAAGGCACAAAACACTATTTGGCACCTGAAAATGGCCCCACACCACACGATAATTGGGTCAACCAATGGTTGAGTCTTATGAAGAGATATCCAAACACCACATTTTACAAAGTGAATAGAGATTTATACCTAAAAGACAATGTGAATGCTCAAATTTTAGAGTGGGAAGGCCAACAAAATTTATTTTATGTTGACTATTCCAGCATTGACAATCTTAAGCAAATTTGATATATTGAATAAAATGATTAAATTAATTACATATCTTATAAACAGATTAACAGAATTTAGAGAGTATCTTATAAAGAGGTCAATACCTAAATCACAAACACCACAACAATGGGCAAATGGTTATAAGAAATGGCAAAGTGAACAAAGGAAATATGAAAAGAGATTTAAAAATACCAAAGGTAACCTTTAGAATTAGAGTAGGTGACGAAGTTGAAACAGATGGTGGCTGTGCCATTGGTGGTCAATGGTTAAATAAAACAACAGATGATTATTTTTCAGGCAAGAGAGTAGTATTATTCAGTTTGCCTGGTGCATTTACACCAACTTGTTCATCATTGCAGTTACCTAGTTTTGAAAAAGAATATGGCCAGATAAAATTATTAGGCATAGATGAAGTTTATTGTGTATCAGTTAATGACTCGTATGTGATGAACGCTTGGGCAAAGCATATGAATATTGAAAGTGTAAAACTGATACCAGATGGTTCAGGTAACTTTACAAGATTTATGGGTATGCTTGTAGGTAAAAATCATTTAGGTTTTGGTAATAGAAGTTGGCGATATATGGCAGTTATTAATGACGGAGTTATTGAAAGATGGTGGCAAGAACCAGGTATCAATAATGAAGGAACAGATGACGACCCATACTTTGAAACAACACCAAAAAATATGATAGATTATTTACGAAATGCGAAGTAAAACTATTATAAATAACTATGAAGGCGATAATACAGCCTACACAAATACAACGAATATAGGAGAATACGATTATGGATTTTGAATCATTAAAACAAAGTCAAAGCTCTTTTGATAAAATAACAAAAGCATTAGAGCAATCAAGCGAAAAACCAGAAGTCTCTGGTAATTCTAAAAACAAATATCAAGACGACAGAATTTGGAAACCTGAACTAGATAAAACTGGTAATGGTTATGCTGTTATCAGATTTTTGCCAGCAAGTACAGGCGAAGAAATGCCTTGGCAAAGAGTTTGGTCTCACGCTTTCCAAGATAAAGGCGGTTGGTATATTGAAAATTCTTTAACGACACTAAATCAAAAAGACCCGGTGTCTGAAGAGAATACAAGATTATGGAACACAGGTGTTGATAGTGATAAAGAAATTGCTCGTAAGAGAAAAAGAAAATTATCATACTACTCAAACATCTTTGTTGTATCAGACCCAAAACATCCTGAAAACGAGGGTAAAGTTTTCTTATTTAAATTTGGTAAAAAGATTTTTGATAAGATTACTGAAGCAATGCAACCAGCGTTTGATGATGAAACACCAATTAACCCATTTGATTTCTGGAAAGGTGCTAACTTTAAGTTAAAAATCAGAAAAGTAGATGGCTATTGGAATTATGATAAGTCTGAATTTGAGGGTGTTAGTCAAATAAAAGAATCAGATGAAGATATAAAAAACATCTGGTCAAAACAATACCCTTTACTACCTTTTGTTGACCCTAGTAATTTTAAGACCTATGATGAACTCAAAGAGAAACTGAATAGGGTAATTATGGGACAACGAAACACGGAAACCGTAGAGAATGTAGACCTCCCACCACAAACTACTACAACTTCCGTGCCAAGCTCAAGTGATGTTAAATCTGAGCCTGCTAGTGATGACGATACTTTATCGTACTTTAGCAAATTAGCAGACGAAGATTAATCTTTCTCTCTCACAATCACGAATGCTTAACCCTTAGCGAGAAATCGCTAAGGGTTTTCTTATAAATAGTGGTATGGTAAATATATTTAATCCACTAGTTGATTTACAAGATAAACAACTAAAAGGTGCTAGTTGGTACCGTAATGCTGCCTCTTTAATTGCAGATAAGGCAACGGCTGGTAAGTTAATGAAAAGTGGTAAGTTATTAGGTAGACCTAGTGCTGGTAGAATGTGTATGTTTTTCTATGACCCTAAAACAGCACAGAAACTACCATTTTATGACATATTTCCACTAGTATTACCAGTTGATACATTTAGAGGTGGATTTGTTGGTTTAAATTTTCACTATTTACCATATGGTTTGAGATATAAATTATTAGACCAATTACAAAGTTTTGCTACCAATAGTAAATTTGATAGCTCAACAAGATTACAGGTGACCTATAACGCAGTAAAAGGTATAGGTCTAATTAAACCAGCCATTAAAAAATATCTTTGGCGTCAAGTACAGAGTAATTTTTTAAGAGTTGATGTAGATGAAATGGCGATAGCGATATACCTACCTGTAGCACAATTTAAAAAGGCAAGTCTTGGTAAAGTATTTGCCGATAGTAGAAGGAAAATATAATGAAAGATGTAAGAGAAACTTTAGGTTTGGTAACTAGTATTGTAATAATTATAGTAGTATCATTATTGATTGCTGGTTGTTCAATACCTAAAAATCCAAAATTAAGTTTCGGTAAAAAATGTGTAGATAAACAAGAGAATGTTGTTTACTCATATGTTTGGTTGTATAACAAAGAAGATGGTTTACAAGCAAATAAAGAAACTTGTAATTTAATAAAGGACTAAAATGGCTATTTTAAGAGGCGGAAGACGTATTGGTAATTACGATATCAGAGTAGGTTTACCTAGAGATAGGTCACTTGATAACGTAAATGCTGATGAACGTTTAAGAAGAAAACCTGGTGGTAATCCTGAATCAACAATAAACAGATTTATTGCTGAAATAAATCAAGGTGAGGGTGTTGCAAGACCAAATAGGTTTTTAATTATGGTAAATCCGCCTCAAAGAATATTAACTGAATCAGAGGTATTGGCAAGTGAGTTTGGTGGTGGTAGTGCAGGAACTAAAAACGATTTAGAATCTCTAACTATGGTTAGAAATATAGGTATGATGTGTAATAAAATTGATATGCCTAGTAGAGATATAAACACAACAAGCCATATTATGTATGGACCTAAAAGAGAAATGCCATATGCATATAGTTTTAGTGGTACAATTGAAGCAACTTTTTATGGTGATAAATTTTTAAGACAAAGACAATTTTGGGAAACTTGGCAGAAAAAAATATTTAATTATCAAACTCACAATATGAATTACTATGATGACTATGTTGGTTCTATGGATATTATGCAGTTAGGCCAATTTGAAAGTGAACAAGATAAAGATAGAGTTACCTATGCAGTAAGACTTTATGAGGTTTATCCTCAAACAATAGGTGCATTAACATATGATTACAGCCAAAACGACTCATTAGTTAATTTGCCTGTAACCTTAAATTTTAGAAGATGGATTAATTTGACAATAGACCAAGTAGAAGGCGCTACGGTCGGTGCCGCTTTTGGTGATGTACCAGAGATAAAAGCAGGAAAAGATTTTGGATTGTTTGGTGGTTTATTAAGTAAATTGCCTCCTGAAATAAGAAGAGCAGGCAGAGATATCATACAAACAACTAAAAGAAATCTACCAATTGGTAGAATTACCGGTGGAAGAGTATTCCCACCATTTTTATAATAAGTAAGGAGATAATATTATGGCATTGCCTATATTAGAAACAGCGAGTTATGAGTTGACGTTACCATCAACAGACGTTGTGGTAAAATACAGACCCTTTATAGTGAAAGAGGAAAAGATTTTATTACAGGCTCTTGAGTCGCAAAATCAAAAACAAATTGTTCAAGCGTTAAAAGATATAGTATCTACTTGTACGTTTGGTCAATTAAATGTTGATGAATTACCAACCTTCGATTTAGAATATGTATTTTTACAGATTAGGTCTAAATCAGTTGGTGAGATAGCGAAACTAAAAGTTTTGTGTCCAGACGATAAGGAAACTTATGCAGAAGCTGAAGTTGATTTAACTAAAGTTGATGTACAAGTTGATGATTCACACACAAACAAAGTTTTAATTGATGAGGACAAAAAGATTGGTGTATTGATGAAATATCCTACAATCAATTCTATTGACCCTACAAAAAACTATGCTAAAGGTGCAGATAGTAAAACTTTATTTGATGTGATATCAAAAGGCATATATCAAATCCAAGAGGGTGAGAATGTGCATTTGGCGTCTGATTATTCAAAAGAGGAAATGGACAAATTTGTTGAGAGTATTCCTAGTAAAGCATTTAAGGATATTCAAAAATTTTATGAGACTATGCCTCAATTGAAGCACGTAGTTGAAGTTGAAAACCCAAAGACCAAGGTTAAGAGTAATATTACATTGACAGGTCTATCTGATTTTTTCGGGTAGCCCTTTCACACGATACACTTGAAAATCACTATCAAGTGAATTTTGCTCTTATGCAACATCATAAATATTCTTTGACAGAATTAAATATGATGTTACCGTGGGAAAGGGAAATATATGTGAACCTTTTGATTAATTATATCAAAGAGGAAAAAGAAAAACAAAGAGAACGAATGAAATGATAAACTTTATTAAAAGAATATTGGGAATTGACACGTTAGAATATGAAATAAGACTATTAAAAAGAAAAAATTACTGGAGAGAGAAGTATAAAAGATGAACTTACAAGTAAAAGAAAAAGCAGTAGGCTCAATTAAATGGGTTTGGTGGTTTTTAAAAGAAGAGTTACCACAATTTTTATCTAACTGGAGAACCGTACCGAGACTTATGATGGTCTTATATGGTTTTGCATTTTACGAAGTGGTGACTTGGTTTATGGCATTAGAAAATCCAAATAACGCTCAAGCAGGTTTAGTATCAGTAGTAGTTGGTGCTGGCGCTGCCTGGTTTGGTCTATATGTCAACGGCAAGAAAACTAATATTCAAAAGTAGTAGGTAAATGGAAGACAAAACCGAAAAGAATCTAGGAACAGCATTAGCTGTAGTAGAGGCACAACAAAAAGTAGTTGGGTCTTCACTAGTTGCTACCTCTAACTCTGCTTTATTGGCAGAGA